ACTACAATTGGTAATGTTGAAATCAATATTAATCAAACCGTATCTCCAACAGGTCAAAGACTAAATTTCTCTACAGGTTCTGTTACAGTTACTGCAGCAGCTAACTTTGGTGTTACAGGAAGTGGTTATGAAATTGATACAGGAGTTGCTAAAGCTATTGATGTAGTTGGTGTATCTGGTAACAGATTAAATTTAGATACAGGATCAGTTGTAACTACAATTGGTAAAGCAACAATCATACCAACAGGGTCAAGAATCAATACAGATACCGGTACAGTTACACTTGCATTTAAATACAATGTAACAGGTTCAAGGATTAATGCAGTCTACTGGAACAGTTACAACGACTGCTGCATCAACAGTCTTGCCTCAGGGATCACGGATCAATACAGAATCTACAGGTGATGTTACAATTGTTGCAGGAGCAACTATTACACCTACAGGAAGTGGTATTGAAATTGCTATTGGAAATGCTACAACCAAAGCTAACGCAACAGCTATTGTTACAACTAATAGACAAAACTTATCTACCGGAACAGTAACTATTAAAGCTAAAGCTAACTGTCTTACCTACAGGTAGTAGGAGTTAGAAGTAGCGGTACCTACTTCTATTAATATTAAACAATGGGATGGTGTAGTACCTGGCGTCTCGGCCAAACTTGGACAAGGATTCAAACACCGTAATGTTTTTTGGAGCAACACCTTTTGCATCAACTACTTTTGCCGGAGTCGGTATACAGAATATTACTGTATTAGCTAATGGTAATAGATTAAATGTGGCCATAGGTAATACAACAGTAGAGCTAATTACTACTGTAAACGTTACAGGACAACAAATAAACCTTGCAAATAGCACTGTAAGTGTGATATCATGGAACCCGATACCACCAGGAGTAAATCAAGTTTGGGTACCGATAGACCCTGACGCATAGGAGAATTATGGCATCAAGTACATCAACAGACTTAAAACTAGAACTCATAACAACAGGTGAAAAATCTGGTACATGGGGAACTATTACTAATACAAACTTACAGATTTTGGAACAAGCAGCTAGTGGTTATTTATCCCTTGCAGTAGGTTCCGGAGACGTTGCTTTGTCTCTTAGCTAACTCATGCAACAGCAAACGGTAAAAATTTATACTACAAACTAACAGGGACTTTAACTGCTAACTAGAACAGTGACTATGCCTGATGGGGCTGAAAGAGTTTTCATTGTAGAAGATGCAACAGCAAGATCAGCATCTAATTATACACTTAACAGTTAAAACAGTCTCAGGAACAGGACTGTTACTTTACCTGTAGGATCAACAACAGTTTTATATTCTGATGGCACAAACATTACCGGAAAGCTACAGACAAAAGGATACTATACACACTTCAGCTTCTACTTATACAGCAGTTAACGGTGATCAAATTATTAATAAACACATCAGGGAGTGGTATTGGTACAGCCAGTTACTATTAACTTTACCGGCATCCCCTGCAATAGGTAATGAAGTACATTTCATAGACAGTGGTAATAGCTTTTGCATCTAACAATTTAACAATCGGTAGAAACAGTTCTAATATTTTAGGTGCCGCTTCTAATTTAGTGGTTAATGCTAATGGTGCTGCATTTACTTTAGTGTATGTTAATGCAACTAGAGGCTGGATCTATAAAGACAACATATAGGAGCACGGACCATGGCTCTAATTGATTTTAAAGTCTTACCAGGAATAGATAAACAAGATACTGCATCTGGTGCTGAAAACAGATGGGTTGATTGTGATAATACTAGATTTAGATACGGGCTACCTGAAAAAGTAGGTGGTTGGTCGTCATTAGTTACAGATACAATAGTAGGTGTTGCAAGACGTCAGTTTGCATTCGTAGACTTAGATGGAAATAGATACATTGCAATTGGTACAGATAAATTTTTACTTATATACTTTGAAGGTCAGCTCTATGACATCACACCTTTAAAAGCTACATTGTCATCTTGCACAATAGCCACGACTAATAACTCTGCTGTTTGTTCCATAACAAAATCAAACCATGGTTTATCTGCAGGTGATATTGTATTACTAGATAATGTAACTTTACCAAGTAGTACAGGTTATCAAAATTCTGATTTTGAAGATAAATTATTTCAAGTAACTTCAGTTACAAGTACAAGTGTATTTACAATTACACAAAGTTCTAATGCAACAGCAACAGTTTCAACAGGTGGTAGTTTAGAAGTTAAACCTTATGAACAAGTTGGACCAGCAGAGCAATCATATGGTTATGGTTGGGGTATTGATACATGGGGCAATGGAGCATGGGGAGAAGCAGCTTCAGCATCTGACGTTTCTCTTGAACCTGGATTATGGTCTTTAAGTAATTTTGGTCAGGTATTAGTTGCAACAATTGCAAATGGAAAAACTTTTACATGGGATGCAGGTAATGCTGCAAGATTAACAACAGTAAGAGCATCTACATCAACTTCAGGATTTTCTACATCAGCTAATCCAACAGCAACAAGAATTACATTAGTATCTCCTACAACACGTCACTTAATTCATCTAGGAACAGAAACAACTATTGGAGATACAACATCTCAAGATGATATGTTTATTAGATTCTCGGATCAAGAAGATATAAATGATTATACACCAACAGCAATTAATTCAGCTGGTACACAAAGATTACAAGATGGTACAAAAATTATAGGATCCTTAAAAGCAAAAGAAACAATTTTAGTTTGGACAGATAATGCATTGTATACAATGAAATTTATTGGTGCACCTTTTACATTCGGTTTTGAACAAGTAGGTACTAACTGTGGATTGATAGGTAAAAATGCAGCTGTTGAAATAGATGGTGCTGCATTTTGGATGAGTCCAAATGGTTTCTTTATGTTTGATGGTACAGTTAAATCTTTACCATGTTCTGTTGAAGACTATGTATATGATCAAGCAGATACTACAAAAGGTCAACAGATTGTGCAGGTATAAATAATCTTATTTACAGAAGTTGTTTGGTATTATCCATCAACTAGTTCTGATTACAATGATCAGTATGTTGTATTTAATTATGGTGAACCTATGAAAGGTGGTGTTTGGTATATAGGAACAGAATCAAGAACTTCTTGGATTGATGCTAGTGTATATCCTAAACCATCAGCTACTAAATTTAATGATTCAGCTTCAGGTACTTTTCCTGTAATTGTTGGTCAATCAGGTTTAGGTCAAACAACATTGTTTGAACATGAAGTAGGAACTGATCAAGTTAATCCTAGATGGTAGTACAACAACTGTTACATCATTTATAAAATCATTTGACTTTGATTTACAAGCTAAACAAAAAGATGCACAAGGTAAATCAAGTGGTCCTACAGTAGCGGGTGAAGTATTTTTAGCTATGAGAAGATTTGTACCAGACTTTAAAGATTTACAAGGTAATGCAAAAGTAACACTTGCTGTAAAACGTTATCCTCAACAATCAGAAACAACAACTGCTTTAAGTCCCTTTACAATTAACTGCTAGTACTGATAAAAAAGATACTAGAGCCAGAGGAAGATTTGTTAACATTAAGATAGAAAATACTGATGTTAGTGAGTCTTGGCGTTTTGGAACTTTAAGAATAGATGTACAACCAGATGGACGTAGATAATGGCTAAAGTAGTAGTAAGAATACCAGAACCAAAAGAAGAATACGATTTTTCAAATCAAAAACAAATTAATAGAGCAATTGCTTTAGTAGTAGAACAATTAAACTCTACATTTTTAAATGAATTAAAACAAGAAACAAGAAAGATTTACTTGGTTTAAATCAGGAAATTAATATGGCAAATATATATAAAAACGCTAACTTTAATCTAACTACAACCGATGTGACAGATGTCTATACTGTACCTTCTAACTCTAGAGCTATAATACAGAACATACACACAGCTAATGTTGGTGGTGGAAACACAGAAATAAAAGCTTTTTTATATGATAATTCAACAACAACTGCTTTTCAATTTGCTGAACATACTGTAAACTCAGGGGATTCTAAGTCTATCTCTGATGGCTCAATTGTGCTAGAAGAGAATGACAAACTACAACTACAAGCTGCTTCAGCAAATATATTTGAAGGTACTTGTGCAATATTGGAAATAAACAGGGATTAATTATGGCATTTAAAGAAGAAGGATCAGTAGCATACACAATGATAAATGGTAAAAAAGTACCAGTTGTAAAGTGTGAAACTGAAGTAGTATTAAGAAATACACAAACTAATTATGAGTATAATTCTGATCAAGAAGCAGAAGATGATATTAACAATCCTGAACAGCTACACAAAGAGAACACATGACAAGATCATTAAAAATTAAAGTAGCAGCAATGCCACCATTAGGAGCAGCGTCAGAGTAATGGCAATAACAAACGCACAACAATACCAGACAACTTGTAAACAAACCAGAGGACCCAACCCACCTGCTTATTGTAATGTAGGTAATGATGACGATGATGATGATACTACAACACCTACAAGAAATTAGGTGGCCTTGCTCCAAGATTCGCGGGCTCTATATTTGATTTCACAGGTCTTGCAGATGGTGGACGTGCAGGAAAGATGGACGGTGGTATGATGGAAGATACTCCTGAAGGAGGAATCATGGACCTTGAATCAGGAAGACAAATGTATTTCTTAGGTAAGTTAGTTAAGAAAGCAACAAGAGCAGTTAAGAAAGTTGCTAAGTCTCCAATAGGTAAAGCTGCATTATTATATTTTGGTGGTAATGCACTTATGGGTGCAGGAGGTGGAGGAGGTTTAAAATCTTTATTTGGTAAAGGAAGTTTTAACCCAAAAAGTTTGGAGCCAATAACAACTGCCTGGTTTTGAAAATTTAAGCACTGCAAAAATGGGCGGTTATTTAGTAAAACTTGGTTTAACTAAGGTTATGGAAGTATGATGCCAACATTAAAAGGTGGTATAACTTTAGGTTTAGGTGTTCCAGCACTAATGGATTTATTTAGGTAAAGATAAAGATGAAGAAAAATGGATATTAGATGAGTACTATAGAAAAACATGGTATTAACATTGCAGATATAAGAAATAATCCTTACAATTTTTTATCACCTAGTATTATTGGAAGTAATTATCAAACAGCTGCAAGATGGTGGTGGGAGAATGGGTTATGCAGAAGGTGGAGAGAACCAGTAGCCAAGAAGACTATGCCATTATTAGATATGGACGGCATGGAAAAAGATTACAGAGAAGACGGTGGGTTTGTGCCTATCGGTCGAATGGAAAGAGCAGACGATGTGCCTGCTAGACTGTCTAAGAATGAGTTTGTATTTACAGCAGACGCTGTTAGAAATGCAGGTGAAGGAGATATAGACAAGGGCGCAGAAGTCATGTATAACATGATGAAAAACCTCGAATCCGGAGGTGAAGTATCTGAAGAATCGCAAGGATTAGATGGCGCTAGAGAAATGTTTAAAACATCACAACGATTAGAGGAAGTATTATAATGGCGACAGAAACCACAATATCGCGACCAGCACCCTTTGTAGAAGATATAGGAAAAGATTTAGCCAAACAGGCCGTTGCCTTTACAGGTGTACCTGTTGTATCAGGTGGCATTGGAAGTCTGTCAAAAATGACAGGTGAAACAGATGCAGGATTTAAAGCAAGACAAGATGCTGCAAGAGCATTTGACGTAAGACAACAAAATTTAGCAGGACTTGCACCACAAGTTGCAGGTCAAGATACATTACAAAAACAGCACAAATTTAAGCTCTTCAAGGTGTGGATCATATCAACCTTTTTTAAATCAAGCACAAGCTGCAACTGGACCACAAGCTTTTCAACAGTTTATGTCACCATATCAATCACAGGTGATTGATGCATCACTTGCAGAGTTTGATAGAAATGCACAAATGCAACAACAACAAATAGCAGATCAAGCAGTATCATCAGGAGCTTTTGGTGGTGGACGTGAAGGTGTTATGCAAGCAGAGTATCAAGCAGGTTCAGATATGAAACAGAGCACAATTACAAGCAGGATTATTAAATCAAGGTTTTGGTCAAGCACAACAAGCAGCACAACAACAGTTTCAAAATCAACAAGGTCTAGCTCAGTTAGTACCAAGATTACAAGGAACAGATATTTCACGTTTAGGTTCATTGGGCGCATTGAATCAAGCGCAAACACAAGCGGGCCTAGATGCAACTAGAGAAGCAAATAGAATGGCTGCATATCAACCACAAGAACAATTACAAAACTACGGTAACCTTGTTACAGGTATCATGGGTGGAATGGCAGGATCAGGAACACAAACATCACAAGTACCAGATCCAGGATTCTTACAAACTGCATTAGGTGCAGCGGCTACTGGAGCAGGGATATACGGCGCATTAAAAATAATATGAATAGAACATTAAAAAGACCGATGTTTAGAATGGGTGGTTCTACAAGTGGTATTACATCTGGGTTAGATCAACCAAGAAAACAATATAGTCAAGGAACAGATCCATACGATAGAGCTTTAAGTACAACTGAAAGAGCTATGAAAGATCTTGAAAGATTTAAAGGAGAAATACAAGATCAGATAGATTACTACCAGGTAGTTTACCAAACTTTTTAACTTCATTTGGTTTAAATTTAATGTCACAAACACCTAGAGGTGGTTTGTTGGCTACAGCTGCAACAGCAGCTAAAGAACCTTTTGCAACTTTTCAAGCAGCACAGTTAGCTAAAAAAGATGATAAAATGAAAAGAGCTGAAGACTTATTTTCTGGTGCATTAGCATCTGAATATGATCTTGAAGAACAAAAATTAAAAATTTAGGTGATGGAAGTGATGGTAGATTATCTCCAGAAGTTGAAAGAGATATTATTACAAATGCTCAACAAACTATATTTGATCAAAGAGATATTATAAATAATCCAGAATCAACACCAGAAGAAATTGCAGCTGCTAAAAAAGAATTACAATTAATCAAAACGTTCTTGTAAAAGAATTAGGTGTACCACCTGAATATGCAGCAATACTTGGTGACCCTGATTTATTTGGTGATGCAATGGCTGATTATGTACAAACAGAAAACAAAAGAAGAATTGATGAGTATGTAGAAGCTAATCCTGGTGCTACTCCTAAACAAATACAAGATAACGTACCACAAATGCAAGAAGGTACAGCACAAGCAAGAGACTTTACAATAGAACAATTAAAACAAAAATACTATTACAATGATGGTGGTAGAGTAGGTTTAGCTTTTGGTGGAGATCCAATGATGCCAGAAGTTGCAGAAGCTCCTAAAGAACAAGTTCAAGATTTATCTTACACAGAACTTAGATCAAGATTACCACAAGAAATATCAAACGACATTGTACAATTATTAGCTAACAGTAAACAAGCATTGATGGACTTTGCAAATATTCAAACGGGTGAAGACATCGCATCATTTAATCAACAATACGACGTAAATCTGACATTACCACAAGGAGCTTAACATGGAGCCCTTTAAACCTAAAGATAATAGAATTAGTTATCGACAAGGATACAATAGCAGATACTTTAAAGATCTACACTTACAAAAAAAAAAAACCTGTAAAATTTACATGGAAAGGTGCAGCTGACCTTATGATGTCTATGAGTAATACTCCATTAAGAAATTACAACTAAAATCATTAATGGATAATAAATTACCTAGAATTACAGATTTAGCGGAAGGTAAAACTCAACCTACAAGAAAAAGATTACATAGATTTTTTTGGAGATATGGAAAAATCTATATTTGGTGCAGCTCAAAATATTAGTTATTCAATTGGTGACTTGTTAACAACCGGTATAGATATGGCTGCTGATACTAAACTTACAGAAGCCTTAGATAAAGCTTATCAAGAAAATAAAATAGAAGATCCAGAAACATTATTAGGAACTGTTAATAAAATTTTAATTGAATATGGTGTTCCTGGTGGTGGTGTATTCAAAATAATGAATAGAGCCAAGAAACTTTTTAAATCTAAAAAAGTTAAAGATGCAAACTCAGCGGCTAAAGCAACAGGGACCACGGCCAAAGGAACAGACATTGCAAAACGTGCTGGGTATATGGCAACTGCTTTTGGTGCAACAGATTTTATAACTTCAGGTGCTAGACAAATAAATGAAGAAGGACCATTAGTTTTAAAAAAAGAAAGTGAAGAAGGTTTAGAAGGAAGAGATTTAGCACTTGCAAGGTTTAGAAACAAATTAAGATTTGGTGCTGAAGGAACTATTATAGGTGCAGGTTTTCCTATACTAGGTAAACCTCTTGCAAAGATTGCAACTGTTGGTGCTAAGTATGGTATCATGAAACCAGCAGGTTATGCATTAACAGGTGTAGATACTTTAGTTGTAAGACCTGTAACTTATCTTGCAGCAAATGTACCGGGATCTGCAACAGCGGGTAAAGCAATTAGAAATGCTAGTAGTTATGTTGTTGATAAAGCATTATCACCTTTGAAAGTAGGGACAGGTGCAAAACAATTACCATCATTTGATAAATGGAGAATGTTTTCTACAAAGAGTAGTGATCCATTAGAATCAAGATTAAAAAAGTTAGATAACTTTTTATCTGCATTTAGATCATTAGGTAAAGGAACTGGTTTAAAATATCAACTTACATCAGAAGCAAACAGAGAAATAAAAGCAAGATCTAGAACTATAGAAAAGTATTTAGAATCTATAGAAAAAAAATCATATGATTTAGCTAAAAGTTTTGAAGGACAATATAATTCATTAACTACATCACCTGCAAGTAGAGATTATTATTTAGATAAAGTATTAGCTTTTTTAAAAGGTCAAACTAAAAAAAGTGATTTACCAAAAGAACTACAAGAAACAGCAGAACTTTTAAATAAAGAAATATTAAATACTAAAAAAACATTTGCAAATTTATTACCTGAAGGTGATCTTAAAAACTTTATGTTAAATAATATAAAGTCATATATGAGAAAATCTTTTGCAACATTTAGTAATCCTGAGTATCAAGCAAGTGATAAATTAAAAAGTTCAGCTTCTAAATGGATACTAGAAAATGTAGTAAAGAAAAACAAAGACATAAGAGAGTCTGCTTTAAAAGAATTAAAAACTAAAAACATGACAGACAATCAAGCTTTACAAGAGATGGCAGAAAGTTTAACAAATAAAATATTAATTCACACAAAACAAGATGGTGTTGATCCATTAAGAATTTTACAAAACATATCTAAAGATACTTTAAGATCTGATAAATTAATTAGAACAGGAGAAGAGTTACCTGATGTAATTAAAAAATTATTAGGAGAAGAAAACAATTTAAAATCTTCTGTACTACAGACTACATCACATGCAATTACACAAGCTGTAAATAAACAAACTTTAGATAAGTTAGCTAAGATAGGTATTGATGAAGGTTGGTTGTTTAAAGATAAAACAATTGCAGATGCTAGAAGAATGTTTGATGTAGAAAAAGTTGGAGACTTAAAAGGATTAGGTTTATTAAAAACTGGGATGAGTAAATTGTTTGCTTCTAAAGATATGGCTAAAGCATTAAAAGGAGCACCTGGTACATTTGATAACTGGATACAAAGTTCTGTATACAGAAACATATTACAATTTAAAGTAGCTACTCAGTTTGGTAAAACAGTTCTTTCACCTGTTACACAAGTAAGAAACGTTTCATCTGCTAGTATGTTTCCATTAGCCAATGGTCACATTGGAGGTAGAGCTTCTGTAACTGACTCAATTAAAATGGTTGTAGATGATATATTTGGTGCAGGAAAAGTAATAGATGAAGGTAAGTTTATAAAAAATTTAGAAAACAAAATTAGACTAGGTGTAATTGATGAAAACATTGTAGCATCAGAACTACAAGCAGTGTTAAAAGATATAAGAGCTGGAGCTAAAGTAAAAAACATGGATAGTTTAATTGCAAGATTAGCTGATTCAAAAATGATTAAAACAGCAACAAGAGTATATGCTGGAGGTGATAACTTGTGGAAATGGTATGGCCATGAGTATGTAAAATCTCAAATGAAATCTATGTATAAAAATGTAGATGATGTTGCTAAATGGACAGAAGAAATTGTAGGTAGAAAATTTGATAAGTTTAATACATTTACTGGTAAAGCAAAAACATTAGACGAAGCTTTAGATGAAGCTGCTGCATGGCAAATAAGAAATACTTATCCTACATATAGTAAAGTACCACAAGTTATTAAAGATTTAAGAAAACTACCTTTTGGTAACTTTGTATCATTCCCAGCTGAAATGATTAGAACAACATATAATATATTATCTATTGGAGCTAAAGAAGCTACATCATCTAACGCACAATTAAGACAGATGGGTTATAGAAGACTACTTGGTGCATTTGTAACTTTAGGTGGAGCAGAAAAAGGAGTTTCAACATTAGCTCAAAACTTAACAGGTACTACAATGGAACAGATAGAAGCATATAAAAGAAGTCTATCAGCACCATGGGATTCAAGAGCAGCTATTATACCTGTAAATAAATGGAAAGATGGTGTTGGTAAAGCAATTAACTTTTCATACTTCAGTCCATACGATGTAATTTCACAACCATTTAGAGCTGCTATAAAAACTATAGAAGAAGGTAAATTAAAACAAAGAGACGTAGGTGATACTATGTTTAAATTGTTCTTTGGAGAAGATGGACCAATAAGAAAACTAATTGATCCTTTTGTGTCTCAATCAATTGCATTAGAAAAAATGTCAGATGTAATGCCATCAAATCTTTTACTAGGTGGTAGAGGTGGTGTAACTAAAACAGGAGCTGCTGTTTATTCTGATACAGACTCGGATCAAGATAAATTTATGAAAAGTCTAGGACATATATTTAGAGGTGTAAGACCAACATTTATTGATACAGGAGATAAATTATTAAAAGGTTTTACAGGTGATATTAAAAAAGGTGGACAACCTGTAAACTTACAAGATGAATTACTTGCAATGTTGTCTGGTATTAGAATTATCAATGTCGACGTACCACGAACCATGAACTACAAGATAACAGAATACAATAGAAACATTAGATCAGTTACAACTGCAGAGAAGTTTTTTAGTTTACAAAACTTTGAAAGTAGAGGACCAGAAGTAATGGCAGAAGAGTTTAAAAAAATTCAAGATGAAGCTTTTAAAGTTAATCAAGACTTCTATTTTATTTTAAAAGATGCTGAGACAGTTGGAGTTAGTGAAAGAGATTTAAGAAAATTATTAAGAGGAAGAAATATATCTTCTGCTAAAGCAAGAAAATTATTAAAAGGAGATAACATTCCATACACAGCTTATGATTCTCGTATGAAAAAAAGAGTAAAAGAAGCTGAAAAAATTGCAAAAGAAAGAGGAGAAAAAATAGAAAAAGATTATTTCTATCCAAAGAGAATGTTTAGAAATATTGTAAGAGATTATGGTAAGAAAAAATTAGATCAAAGAGAAGGTAAAACAGATCTACAAAAAATAGAAGAGTTAATGAATTTAGATCAATCTAGTATTCCACAAAGAGATACAACTGTACAAACAGCCAATATACAAACACCACCATTACCAGGAATGCCTATGCCTAAAGTACAAAATGTTGCGCAAATATGTCATACCAAATACTAACTTGACACAGAACAGAGACTGCATTACTATCACCAAGTGAACAACTTATTAAGCAAAG